CAAATCCATTTATTTGTGGCACACATAAGACTGCAGTTCTTGTAGAAGATTGTGCCAGTGCCTGTGCTGTCTCTAGTGTTGTAACTGGAGTAGCATTATTAGGTACATCCTTATCTGAACAATACATCCCCCATCTTAAAAAATATAATGAAGTGTTAGTTGCTCTTGATAGAGATGCAACAGCCAAGTCATTTGACATAGCTAGTAAGTTGTGCTATACTATACCTAGTAAAGTTGTTATGTTAGATGATGACTTAAAATATTATAATGAAGAGAAAATTAGGGAGATACTACAATGACATATGTAGATGAATACAAAATACAAACTATTGGTTCTAAATGGAACAAGGGAAAAGAGAAAAAAAATCAAGTTCTGACAGAGCTTAAATCAGATAATGGTATAGACATAAAAAAACTTTCCAGATTTATTGACGAATATGAAGATACCTTAACAGGGTGTTGTACTGATTGTAAAATAACTGTAGAATTTATAGAAAGAAGGTAAGAGATGAATATATTTTTTCTATCTAAATACCCAAGTGAGTCAGCACAGTATATGTGTGACAAGCACATACCTAAGATGTTATTAGAAACCTGTCAAATGTTATCTACTGCTGTTCAGCGATATACAGGCAGATTAGAAAGATTATACAAACCTGCATACCAAAAACACCCTATGACAATTTGGGTAGGAGATAGCAATTCTAATTTTAATTGGGCATTGCAACACGCAATAAAAATAGAAGAAGAGTATGAACTAAGGTTTGATAAAACTCACAAATCTGGAAGAATAGTTAGTGAATTAAATTATAATTTACCACATAATATAATACCAGAGAAAGGTTTTATAACCCCACCTCAATGTATGCCCGATGAATACAAACATAAAAACTATGTAACTGCTTATCGCAAATACTATAGAGGAGCAAAAAGATATTTTGCTAAATGGGAGAGAGGTAGAAATGAGCCTAAGTGGTTTTAAGAAGTTAAAGACAAGATTGAGACACTTGAAGAAACGTCTTGATAAGAAAGCATTGCGAGACCCTCGTACAGTAAGGGATTATGCATTGCGTAATAAATGGGAAAGAGTTCGATTTATTTTAATAAAGAGATATGGAGATGAAATATAATATGACAACAAAAGCAAATAAAAAATTTGATATTGATTTGAAATATGGTCAAATAAGAGAAGACCATATTTCAGCCATGTTCAAAGATAAGAAGATAGAAGTAAAGACTGAAAGGGATTGGTGGTATAAGACAGGTAACATAGCATTAGAGTATGAATGTAATAATAAACCTAGTGGTATTAATGCTACCCAATCAGACTACTGGATTCAAATATTAGCAAAAGGAGATGAGAACCATTGTATGTTAGTATTTGAAGTTAGTAAACTAAAAGAAATAGTTGAGAAACACAAAGAAAAATATACAAGGATGGTAGGAGATAGAAATGCATCTAAATGTGTTATTCTACCTATTAAAAAATTATTTGAAAAGGAGGCTATTGGCATAGAATAGATTGAATACAAAATGAAATGAACTTTTTAAAGGACAAAATATGGAAAAACAACTAATAAATCTTCTCTTGAAGAAAGACTTTTATAGTAAGAACAAGTCTAAAATTGGCAAAACAGTTTTTACTAACGGAGTGGGTAGTTTTTATGATACGATAAAAAAAGCCCATGATAAATATCCAGATAATGATTTGGAGATAGATGAAGTTTCTGCATTACATACAGAGGTGTATAATCCTGCATTAACTAGAGCATCTAAAATAAACTTTGTCAATTTAATTGATGATATAAAGAATGAAAAGTTGCCCAATAAAGATGTGGCAAATGATATTCTAGATTCTATGTACAAAAAAAGTGTTGCACATAGGATTGCACTTGAGGCAACTAATATTTATAATGGTGGGGATGCAAGTTTCCTCACTATAAAAAATTATGTTGATGAAATTGAAAATGAAGTGGAGGATATAGAAGGAAGTGTTACAGATGATATTGCAGAACTTATTAAAGAACTTGATGAGGATACTCAATATACATTTGGAGACATACCAGACTTGAGAAGATTAGTTAAAGGTGTTGGTAAGGGTAATCTTGTGATTGTTTTTGCTAGACCAGAGACAGGAAAGACTGCCTTTTGGGTTAGTTTAGTCGCAAATCGGAATGGATTTGCCTCTCAAGGAGCAAAGGTTCATGCCCTAGTCAATGAAGAACCTGCAATTAGGACTCAAATGAGACTAATCAGTTGTTGGACAGGGATGACTAAAGAAGAAATATCAAAAGATGTTTCTTTAGCAACAGAAAGGTGGAAAGAAATAAAATCAAATGTAAAAATAATTGATACAGTCAATTGGGATTTAGACCAAATTGATGCCTATTGTGATGTTCATAAGCCAGACATTGTTGTTGTAGACCAGTTAGATAAGATTGGTGTTCGTGGTAACTTTGCAAGGACAGATGAAAAACTTCGTGCAATATATACAGGTGCAAGAGAAGTAGCAAAGAGGCATGACTGCTGTATTATAGCAATATCCCAAGCTTCGGCAGAGGCACAGGGTAGGGCTGAATTAACATTTGATATGATGGAAAACTCCAGAACAGGAAAGGCGGCAGAGGCTGATTTAATAATTGGTATAGGCCAACAAAATGTAGTGGATTCCGAGGCAGTTTTAAGAACTCTATGTGTATCTAAAAATAAAATAACAGGATGGCATGGAAGAATAGATTGTGAAATTAACCCACTTTTATCGAGGTATGTAGGATGATTAAGGGCGTGACAAAAAGAGAAGATGGTCGCATTTTTGCAGGAGAATATTATAATACAAAGACATTGGGAAGAAGACCTGTTTTTTTATCTCCTAAAGCATTTGAAAATAGATTGATACAAAGTAGAAACAAAAAGAAAAGGAGAACAAAAAGATTAGCATTTAAATTTAAAAGTATAGTAGATAGGTATAAGCTAATGAAAGGATGCGGTCATTGTAATTATAAAAAAATACCTTCTGTATTACATTTTCACCATGTAAATCCAAAAAATAAACTATTTAGCATAGGGGATAAGTTAGGGAGAAATAAACACCTTAGTTATACACGTTGGAAAATAATAAAGGAAGAAATTAAAAAATGCATTATTTTGTGTGCTAACTGCCACACTGAAGAAACTTATATGGAAAGGAATAAAAAATGATAACAGTAGTAGATGTAGAAACTAGTTTTGTAACTGGAGCGAATGGTAAGTCAGACCCTTCTCCTTTTGATTCTAGAAATAAATTAGTAAGTGTAGGTATCAATGATGAGTATTTATTTTTTCATCACAATGACAGAAGTGATACAGGTGCTTATAGAAAAGTACAAGACATTTTAGATAAGACCACATTGTTAATTGGTCACAATTTAAAATTTGATTTGGCATGGTTATATGAAGTAGGATTTACATATACAGGAAAGGTATATGACACTATGATTGCAGAATATGTTTTGCAAAGAGGTGTAAGAAAAGCATTATCATTAAAAGAATGTTGTGTTAGAAGAAACCTAAGTAGAAAATCAGATGCAACAGAAGACTACATGAAACAGGGAATTTCATTTGAAATGATTCCTGTTAAGACTGTAGAGGAGTATGGTAGGCAAGATATTACTGTCACCAGAGAACTTTATTATTCACAGGTAGATGATTTTAAAAAATCAACTGGCATGAATCTTATATCAACAGTTAAAATGATGAATGAGTTTTTAATGGTTTTAACTAAAATGGAAATGAATGGTATAGAAATAAATCTAAATGATTTACATCAAGTTGAAATGCAATTTAAACAGGAGTATGATGAGCTAAGAGAACAAATTGACACAATGATATGGGAAAGAATGGGTGATACAAGAATCAATCCATCTAGTCCAGAACAATTATCATGGCTGATATATGGTCTTCGTGTGGTAGACAAAAGGAAGTGGGCAGATGCTTTTAATATAGGAATTGACCCATTAACTAGAAGGCAAAAAAGAAAACCAAATTTAAGTAGGTCTCAATTTGCTAAGATGGTATCCCAAATGACTGAACCACTATACAAAACAAGGTCTCATCAATGTGTTACTTGTAGTGGAGTAGGTAAAATACAAAAGATAAAAGTAAATGGGGAACCTTACAAAAATCTAAGTCCTTGTGGCTCGTGTGGGGGTACAGGTATAATATATGAAGAGACAAAAGCAGAGGCAGGATTTAGAGTCAGACCTTCTTTTGCCTCTGATGTTTCTGAAGGTGGATTTAAAACAGATAGATTAACTTTGCAAAAGCTTAATTCAACAGAAAATGAAGAGTTAAATGCATTTGTACAAGCTATCACTAGATACAATGCATTAGAAACATATCTTCATACTTTTGTTGATGGTATAAAAAATCATTGTAGTAGTAATGGTAAA